GCGTGCGCGTCTCCGTTCAGATCCAGAAGGGGCACGTGCTGCGGCACGTCTGCGGTCGCTCGTACACACCGGAGCAGTGGTCGCAGCTCATCGCGACGCCGCTCACGGTGACGGCCATCTGCAACGGCAAGTCCGTGGTGATGCCGACCCGAACGTGCGGGTGCGGCAGCACGATCAGCTACGCCAGCCTCGACGTCACGCATCCCGAAGCGATCGTGTGCAACGCGCACGGAGGGCAGGCGTGAAGAAGTCGAAAGTGAAGACCCGCGCACGCGAGATCCAACGCGAGCACCCGGAGTGGTCCTACACCCGCTGTCTGTGGGCAGCGAAGGACGAGGCGGCGGCGAAGCCGAACCTGCAGAACGTGCCGCTGCGCACCGACGAAGCGAAGCAGCTCCGCGACGTGTTCCTGCCGACGCAGGAGAGCGCGTTCGCAGAGGCCGACTACGCAGGCATCGAACATCGCATCGCCGCTCAGCTCGACGACGCGAAGAAGGACGAGGAGTAGTTCATGGATCCCGACAAGGTGCTCGAGGAGTTGCGCGCGAAGGTGCAGCGCGCATTCGATGAGAACAATCCGCCGGAACATCTGCACGAGTTCCTGCTTGAGCTCGCGTCCGACATCGACGCGCTCGACCGGTGGATGGCGACCGGAGGCTTCACGCCCAAGGCGTGGCGTGCGGGTGCACGCAAGACCGAGAAGGGTGGCTGAGACATGGGAGCAGCGGCAACGATCATCGCGATGCCCGACATGGGCGAGAACACGTCCGGCGCGATCGCCTACTGGCGACTCTCCGGCGCGATCGACTACGACGACCTCGAACAGGCGTGGACGAAGCGTGCGCTCGATCCGAAGCTCATGCCCTCGCCGGTCACGCCCGGCACGGCGCTGAAGCGCACGATGCAGACGTTCAAGGATTCGAGCGTGCTGGTGCGACCGCTCCGTGAAGAGCGGGAAGGCTTCGTGCTCGTTCACGAGCAGTACGTGAACGGGCGACCGTCGTACACGAACGGCATGGAGGTCTCGCTCGTCGCGCAGATGGACGGCACCTACGATCTCAACATCGCCAACGTCGCCGACGAGATCTCCGCGGGCGAGGTCACCTCGGTCTTCGCGACGTGGCGACGCCAGCTCGGGATCCTGACGCAGTCGGACATCTCGTCCTGGCTCGTGCACCTCGTTCGCACGGTGGACGCGGTGCGCTTGCGTGACACCGGCGGCATCTACTTCATCCCGCGGTACATGCTGCCGCTCTGGGACACCTACGTCGCCGCGATCCGTGAGAGCTCGAGCTCGCTCGTGTTCCAGATCCCGGCGATGAAGAGCGACGAGGCGATCAACGCGATCGTCGACGCGATGACGAACGAAGCCCAGGAGGCCGTCGAAGCGATGGCGAAGGAGATCGACACCTGGGGCGAGGAGCCGAACAAGCGCGCTGTGAACGTGCGCACCGAACGGCTCCGCGTGCTGGAGGAGAAGCTCGGGAAGTACGAATCGCTTCTCGGTGTGAAGCTGGACGAGTTGCGTGGGCAGGTCGGCGAGGTCGGGGCGCGGCTCGCGGAAGCGGCACTGATGGCGGATGGTGTGAATGAGTGATGGATCAGCACCACCCGTCGATCCGACGTGGCCGCAGCTCATCAAGATGGAGGAGGCTTCGCGCGCGGCTGCACGCCGCTACCGCGGCAGTCGGATCCCGCAGGAGGAGCTCGAACAGGCAGCCTGGGTCGAGCTCCTGAAGGCCGTCCAGAAGTACGACGAGACCCGCGGCGTCCCGTTCTATGCTTACTGCTGGCGCATCGCGTTGAGCGCGGTGCGGAAGGCAGTCATCACCACGCGCTCCCCTGTCACCGGATCGAAGCACCGGGTCGAAACCGTCCGCCGGGCAAAGGCAGTGGACGAATCCGAGATCGCGGAGCACCGTGCTCCCGAGTACCAGCAACCCGACACGGCGCTCCGCGAGCACCAGTTCCGACGTGCGGTGCAGGACCGCGTCTCGGTGCTGCTCGGCGAGCAGAGCGTCCCGTTCGCCCTCGCGATCGGCACAGGTGACTTCACCCCGCAGGAGATCGCGGACTTCAACGGCATCCCCGTGCAGCACGTGTACCGCATGCGCGCTGCCGTTCGTAAGGCGCTGTTCCACGACTACACGTTGTTCAAACTCTGGAAGGAGTCGATCTGACGATGACCGCACAACTCATCCCGATCTCGAAGCTGGTGCTCTGCCCGCCCGAGAAGAACCCGAACAAGATGACCGATGCCGAGTACGCCCTGCTCAAGGACGCGATGGCCGCGGCATCGAAGAACGGTGACGAGGTCCTCCAGACCGTCCTGCTGTCACCGCACGACCCGCCGGCCGACACGTTCGACGTCGTCGACGGCAACCACCGCGTGCAGGCTGCGATCGAACTCGGCTGGACAGACATGCTCGCCATCGTGCGCGCGATGACGCCCAACGAGATCATCGCGTACCGACTCGGCATGAATCGCAACCGCGGTCGCATCGACCTGACGATCGCGAAGGGGCAGCTCTCCGATCTCGTGCTCGACGGCGACGTCGCGCTGGAGGTCACCGGCTTCACCGGCGAGGAGATCACCGACCTCACCACGCCTGTTCACCACGAGCGCAACCTGCTCGCGGACGCGGGGAGCACGGACGTGGAGGGCGAAGCGACGCCTTCGGCGAAACCGTTCGTGCTCGAGATCCCCTTCACCAAGAAGAGCGACTACCAGCTCGCACGCCGCAAGCTGCGGAAGGCAGCAGGCAAGACGAAGGACCTCGCACGCGGGCTGCTCGCGGTGCTCGGCGAGGACACGCCATGAACGCCAAGGACCGCCTCGCAACGGAGCGCGCGATGATGCGCGAGCGCGGCATGGTCTCCGCGAAGGAAGCCGCGGAGATGATGCAGGTGACCATCACGACCATCTACCACTGGATGGACGATGGGAAACTCGACGGCGAGTTCGTGCACGGATGGCGGCGCTACGTCACCATCGAATCACTCGCGAAGCTCGCCGGACCGACGATGGCTGAGAAGCTCGGACTCACGAAGAAGGAGCGCACCAGTGCACCACCTCAAACGTAAACCGAAGTGGCCCCAGATCCCGCCGCGACCGGAGCCACCGCAGCTCCGACCCGACGACACGGTGAAGGTCTACCACCCGGCCTACGGCGAGTCGTTCGCGTGCGTGGTGCAGTGCGAGGGGCTCGTGCTCACGATCCGATTCTACGGGCGCATGCTCACGCTCGTGTGGGACGAGGAGCTGCACCGCGTCGACGGCATCGGCGCGCACTGGGCAACGATCGTCGGCGGTCCCGGCGACGGCGTGCTGCGCGCATTCGAGGTCAAGCGCTGATGTGGCTCTCCGTCGAGAACCACGAGACCACCGTGAAGCGGTACACGGAAGCCGAGCTCGCGTGGCTCGATGCGTACCTCGGCATGCCCGACGACAAGGCCCGGTTCCGTCGCCGCGGATCGGGCTCTGGTCGCCGTCCTCTGCTCAACCTGTTCCTCAACACCTTCCCCACAGGGCTGCTCCCCGTCGTGCTCGAAGGAGCGCGTGAGGCGAAGCCGCGCCCCGTCGACATCGAGCTCATCGACCTGCGCACCCGTCCGTGTAAGCCGGACCCGACGGCGGACCTCTCCTGGATCTTCGACTACCAGGAGGAGGCCGTCGAGGTCTGCTACGAGAAGGGGCGCGGCGTGATCCACGCACCCACTGGAGCCGGCAAGACCGAGATCCACGTAGCGCTCGCGCTCGTGCTGCCGTGCCGGTGGGGCGTGCTCGTGCCTGCGAAGTCGCTGCTCGAAGAGGTCGCCTCGCGCTACGAAGCGCGCACGGGGATGAAAGCCGGTCGCATCGGTGACGGCATCTGCGACGTGCAGAAGTTCACTGTCGCTACCTTCCAATCCGTCTACGCTCGCCTGTGCAAGCAGGACCCTACGATCGTGAAGTGGCTCCGCTCACTCGACGCCATCATGGTCGACGAGTGCCACACGCTGCCTGCGGACTCGTTCTGGCAGGTGGCGATGGCGGCGGTGAACGCCTACTACCGATTCGGCACGAGCGCGACGCCGTTCGCTCGCGGTGACCGCAAAGGGCTGCTCGCGATCGCCGCACTAGGGCCGACGATCTACCGCATCCGCCAGGACGTGCTCGTGGAGAAGGGCACGATCGCTGCGGGCAAGATCACGCTCGCTTCGCACCCGATCGACCGCAAGACGGCGATCGCGCTCTCGAAGGACAACACCGACTACGTCACCGCGTACTCGGAGGCGATCGTCTACAACCCCGCGCGCAACCGGCGCATCGTGGAGCTCGCGAAGTCGATGCCGAAGCCAGGGTTCGTCTTCGTGCGCGAGCTCGATCACGGCAAGATGCTCACCGACATGCTCACGCAGAGCGATGTGCCCGCCGAGTTCGTGTGGGGGCAGAAGAGCACGGAGCAGCGGCAGGCAGCGGTGCGACGGCTGGAGCACGGCGACACGGACATCATCGTCTGCAACGTGGTGTTCCGCGCCGGCGTGAACGTCCCCTCGTTGCAGTCCGTGCTCAACGCGGCAGGGGGCAAGAGCCACATCACAACGCTCCAGCAGGCTGGTCGTGGCAGTCGCCGCCTCGACAAGTTCGGCAAGGTCGTGAAGGACGAGTTCACCGTCATCGACGTCACCGACCAGAACTGCGGCTGCAAGACGAAGGGCCACGACGGCAAGGCGCACTGGAAACACAAGGTGTGCGAGTGGGCAGACAAGCATTCGCGTTCACGCCGTCGCGCGTACCTGAACGAAGGCTACGCCATTACCGAGTCTTGATAGGTCTTGCATAGTCGTGCAGGGATGGTCATAGGTGCCGTGGAGGTTCCCATGACCGCAGCACGCATGACCGAGCAGGACCTCGTGCAACTCGAACGGACGCTTACAGCATCGCTGAACGGCGATCACACGAGCGCCGTCGACGCACTGTGCCGCGGGCTCATTCGCACCATCGAAGAGGTGCGTGCGCTGCGGCGCGAGAATGGAATTCTGCGAGAGCGCAAGAATACCTATCCATTCGCACAATCTGCCTAGCGCCCCCTGCGCATCGCGCGCGGGGACGGCGCGAGGTGTGCGGTGGAAGAAGCGCGTGTTATTCGATTCGACGGACGGATCGCCGGCGAAGCACGTACCGAAGAGGGTGCGTGGCCGTCGATCGTTGCAGCCCTGAACGGCGTCATCCCGCCGTATCCGGGGCCTTCGATCGTCCCGTCCGTCACAGTCCCCCCTCCCCCGAAACTGGACGCGGCGGCTCCCCTCCCGGAGCGCGCCCGCGTCGTCGCCTTCGCCTACAAGGGCGCGGTCGAGAAGCGCTTCGGCAAGCCGTGCTGGGCATTCCGGTACGGCCAGTCGGTCGAGCGCTCGAAGCACTACACCGACCTGTGCCTGTGCGCCGACGCGCTCACCGAAGCGAAGATCGCTCCCGCAGCGTGGTGCGCTTTCAGCACGGACGTCTGGAAGAAGTACGCCTTCGGACAGCGCGGCAAGCTCCCGCCGGTCACGTGGGTGTGTAGCAGCGATCGCATCGAGGACCGCATGACGTGGTTCCTCGCCGAGCTGCCCCGTTACGACGGCGGGCAGATGTGGCTCGGCGACGTGCACCGTGACCTGCTCAACAGGTGGTGGCGTATGCGTCGCGAGATACAGCAGGTCGCGGTGCGCGACGGCTCGCTGGCGCGCGCACGTGAGGTCGTGGCACGACACTTCCCCCGCGGGCAGTGGGACGTGCTGGTCGAACGCGCACGAGTGGAAGCGACGAAGGTGAAGCAGATGCTCGAGCACGAGGTGAAGCGAGGAGGGTTCCTATGGTGATATGCGCACAACGCTGCACGCGGATGACGTGCGAGTTCTGTGGCTTCGAGATGGCCTCGGTCACGAGCTCGGTCAGGCAGATCCATCGCGCGCACACGAAGCGGTGTAAGAAGTCGACGGCTGCCGAGCGCCAGTTCTTCCTCGCGAAGAAGCGGTGGCCGCACAGCCGTCGCGAACTCGAACAGACCCGTGGCACGGAGGTGACCAGTGGCCGGTAGCCCAGCGAAGAAGCCGATCGAGATGTACGGGCTCGACCCGTCCTTCGAGCGCATGGTGGCGACGATGGCGTGCTGTCGTCCGACGTTCTACGGCACCGTCGGCCACGCGATGCAAGCGGAGCGACTCGCGGTCGCACCCGCTGCCCTCGCGTTGTGTGCTGCGCAGGCGCACGCGAAGGACACAGGACGCGGCGCATCCTCACCCCTCGTTGTCGTGCAGCGCATCCGACGCTGGGTCACTGAGGGCAGGCAGACGCAGGAGGAGCTGAACGACGTCATTGACATGATCGACGATCACGCCGACAGCCTCCCGGACGAGCGCGAGGTCGCTGCCGAGGTCGTCCCCGTGATGACGCGGTTGCTGCACGGCGAGACAGCGCTCGCGGCGATCGAAGCGTACAAGAAGGGCGAGGGCTTCGACGCAGTCGAGAAGATGATCCAGCAGTCGCGCGCCATCGGTGTGATCGACAAGAGCATCGGATCGAAGCTCGGCGTCGGCGTGCTCGACAACATCGCAGCGATGCGACAGGCAGACCGGCTCGGCACAGGCGTGCTGGAGCTGGACGTGCGGCTCGGCGGCGGGCTGCCCCGCGGGTGCACAGGGCTGTTCGTTGCACCTGCGAAGGCGGGCAAGTCTCAGTGGCTCATCAACGTGTCTGCGTGCGCGCTCGAGCAGGGCATGTTCGTCGCGATGGTGACGCTGGAGCTGAGCGAAGAGGATCAGCAGGCGCGACTGATCGCGAACCTCACCGGCATGCCGATCGACGCAATCGCCGACGTGACCAACCGCGCTGAGGTCGAGCGCCGCCTGAACGAGAAGCTGCCCACGCTCGGCGTGTTCCGCGTGAAGTTCTACCCCGCGAAGATCACGACGATGGAGGACATCGCGGACTGGGTGAAGGAGATCGAGGCAGAGGAGGGGCGCAAGATCGACGCGCTCATCATCGACTACGTCGACGAGATGGGCGTGACGAACAAGACGCTGCGCAGCGAGTACGAGGTGCAAGGGCAGGCGATGCGCGACGTGCGTCTCTACGTGCACGGTCGCAGCATCTACGGCTGGACCGCAGCACAGCCCAAACGCCGCGACGTGCAGACGCGCACGAAGCGACTGGAGATCGACGACATCGCGGACTCGATGAAGAAGGGCCGCATCGCAGATCTCATCATCACGTGCATCCGACCGAGCGAGCAGGAGGTCGAGATGTTCGTCGCCGGATTCCGCTACGGCGAGGACAAGTTCAGCGTCGGCCCGCTCGTGCACGAGTTCGCGTGCGCGCGCTTCGTCCCGCGAGTGGAGTGATGAGCACGCGCTTCTGGTCGAACGTGCAGAAGCAGCCCGGCGACGGCTGCTGGCTGTGGACGCGCGCGAAGGACCGCGACGGGTACGGCTTGCTGCACTGGAACGGCAGGACGCAGCGCGCACACCACGTCGCCTGGGAGCTCGAGACGGGGAGCTCCCCGCCGAACGGCATCGTGATCCAGCACCGCTGCGACACTCCCTCGTGCGTGCGCTTCTCGCACTTCATCCCAGGGACGCACGGCACCAACGTCGCCGACAAGGTCGCGAAGCAACGGCAGACGAAGGGCGAGGCGATCCCGCAGTCGAAGCTGACTGAGAACGACGTGATCGTGATTCGCATGATGGCCCGCGCAGGGCACGGCGTGCGTGCGCTGGCAGAGCGGTACGGACTGACGGAGCAGCAGGTGCGGAACATCGTGGATCGGAGGCAGTGGAAGCATGTCCCGTGAGATGGACTGGCGAGCGCAACGCGATGCAGTCGAGGAGAGCTTCCGCTCCACTGCGAAACGGGAGGGCGGCAAGTACCGCATCGTCTGCCCGTTCTGCACGAGCTCGAAGACAGGACGCCCGGACTACTCGATGTCCGTCGCCTCGGGCACAGGGCTCTACTACTGCCACCGCTGCGAGCACGGCGGACGACTGCGCGAAGCCCCTGATCCGTACGCCGACGTGTCCGTCGAGCAAACGATCGAGGTCACGGAGCCGCCAGACGGCTTCATCCCGCTCGGGCACGAGCCAGGGCTGAGTGCAGAGTCGCTCGAGGACGCGCGTGCGTACGCACGCAAGCGAGGGCTGGACGAGGCGATGTGCCGCGAGATGGGCGTCGGTGCTGTGCTCGATGGGTACTACGCAGGGCGCATCATCATTCCGATGCTCAACGACGAACGCGACTGGGTCGGGTACGTCGCGCGCGATTGGACGGGGCGAGCGCAGAAGCCCTACCTGTACCCGCGGGGTATGTCGCGCGAGCACCTGTTCAACGAGAGCGCACTGTGGGAACGCACCGAGGAACCTGTGCTCGTAGTCGAGGGCGTGCTCGACACTGTTCCCTACTGGCCTGACGCGGTGGCGGTGCTCGGCAAGCCGAGTCACACGCAGAAGGAATCGCTCATGCGAGCGCAGCGCCCGGTGGTGCTCGTGCTCGATGGTGACGCATGGCGCGAGGCACACGCGCTCTGCATGGAGCTTCGGCTGTTCGGACGAACAGCAGGGTGGGTGAGACTCCCGCCGAAGAAGGACCCGGACGAAGTACCAACGGCGTGGCTGCGAGGTGCAGCCCGTCTATCACTGGAGGAGCCACTATGAAGAAGCCTGCAACGAAGAAGCCTGTCGGCAAGAAGCCGCGCGTCTACACCAACGGCACTGAGAAAGGGGAGAGCTTCGCCGCGCGCTTCAAACCGCGCGTGAAGAAGATGCTGAAGGACCTCGACGCAGTCGGACTGCTCCCGCGTAACTTCACCGTTCACCTGAACAGCCACTGGCAGTTCGTCGCCGTGATTACGCTGAGCTCGGGCGTCGTCGACGGGCACAGCATCAAGAGCCCCGATCACGCGATCGCAGTGCTCGAGAAGAATGTCGCAGCTCGCGTGCTCGAGCGCCTGAGCCACAACGTCGACATCATCGCACGCGCTGCTCCGCAGCTCGGATCCGCGGTGAAGGCGATGCTCTCGGAGCACGGACTCCTGTGAATCACGACGCAGCCGCTGCCGCGTTCTACGCAGCGAACCCGATAGTCTACACCACGCTTCGCCGTCTCGCGCGGCAGGCGTTGCACAAGGGGCAGCCGAAGTGCGGCATCCGCATGCTGTGGGAAGTGATGCGGTGGGAGTTCATGCTCGCCACCACCGATCCCAGCGGGGCCGACTTCAAGTTGAACGACCACTACACGAGCTGGTACGCACGACAGCTCATGGCGAACGAACCCGACCTGGCTGGGTTCTTCGAGATCCGCACGCGGGTGTAATTCCGTAGCCAGCGCACAACGTAACGAGGACCCCGCGTGCTCGAAGTGCAGCACGCGGACAACAGGAGCAGAGACAATGTCGATCAAGCTGATTCAGTTCCAGACCCAGAACTCCAAGACCGCAGCGTTCGTGATCGAAGCCGAAGAGGCCGAGATCCAGGAGCTGCTGAAGCGCATCGTGATGGGAGAGATCCTGCGCGCGGTGAGCGCGGTGAGCGCGGCAGCCCCGGCCCCGACCGCTGCACCTGCGGCAGCGAAACCGGCAGCCGCTGCGCCGGCTGCACCGGCACTGAAGCCCGCCGCGGCTGCGCCCGCAGCGGCTCCGGCAGCGAAGAAGGAGAAGACCGCACCCGCTCCGAAGCCTGCCCCGGCAGCGCCGCCCCCGGCTGCCGAGGACGAGGACCTCGACGCACCCGCGGACGAGGAGGAAGGCGGCGGTGACATTCCCGCCGAAGTGCTCGCTGCGGAGAAGCTCCGCGAGGTCGTGCAGGCGTTGCAGCAGAAGCTCGGGCTCGCAACGAAGGATCAGATCATCGCGTGGTGCACCGAGCACCAGGCGCAGGTCCCTGCGCTCGAACGCCTCAAGGATGTGATGGTCGATCGTGTGACCCGCGCGTGCGGTCTGCTCGCGATCGAGTAGCACCTGCTGGTTCCGAGCAGCCAATTCGGGACTGATGGCGCAGAGCATGATCGACAGTGCCGTTTCGTTACATCGTCGCAATCCGGTGCGACGAACGGGTGGACCTCTGTCGATGCGCACGGTGCGACTCCGTGCGGCGCCGCCGACAGTTTGTGGAGGTGAGTGATGCTGACGTGGCCAGATGCAAGCCTGGGGATCGTAGTGGTGCTGGTTGCCGGGATCGTGATTCTCGGCTTCTTCGGTGGAGGGAAGAAGTGAGACTGCCGCTCTATCCGCAAGCTCCCCAGGCGGTCGTCGGCTGGGAGACCGAGCGCGCTCGCGACTCGTCCTGCACGCGGTGCGAGCGGCACGAAGGCACTCGCAACGTCTGTCTGCAGGCGGAGGGCAAGCCCGGCGGGCTCTACGTGCTGTTCGGCGCCGCGACGCGCGACGACGACAACATCGGACGGCCCTTCACGAGCCAGATGGGGAAGTATCTCCGCAGCCGGATCACGAAGCACTGGAAGCACGCCATCGCGTACGACAACGCGGTCCGGTGTCCAGGCTCGCTCACCGAGCAGTCGCACATTGATGCGTGCCGGCCGTACACCGCACAGCTTCTGCGCGAGGTTCGACCGACGCGCATCATCGCAGTCGGGCCGGACGCAGCGGAGTCCATCCTCGGTCGTCGTCCGCCTGTGCACGAGCTGCGGCGCGGCTACGGATGGTGGATCGACGAGGAGACGTACCCGGACCCGGAGTCGTTCGTTCCTGTGTACGTGATGCCGCTGCCGAAGTTCGCGCTGACCAACCGCTTCATCGCGAAGCAGTTCGAGGACGATCTCGCGTGGGCACTGACTGCGCCTGTCCCGGAGCCGACGATGGTCGGGCGCTACACGGTGACGGTGCACGACGGTGCGACGGCAGCGGCAGCGATGGCGGAGCTGCGAGGCGAGGTCATCTACGACACTGAGACCTCGGGCGTGGTGTTCGACAAAGACTTCCGCATCGAGACGATCACGCTGTGGGCAGCGGGCAGCGACCACGGCTTCACCTGGGACCGCGACGCGATCGAGAACCCGAAGCACCGCAAGGTGCTTGTCTCGATTCTCGAGAACGTCGACACCGTCGGGCACAACCTGAAGTACGACACGATCGCCGTGCTGCTCGAGTTCGGCATCGACACGTCGCGCCGCATGAAGCGCGACACGCGCCTGTCCCGCAAGCTGCTCGACGGCGAGGTCGGTGCGGACCTGGAGAACGCAGCCGAGACCGTCGGCATGGGTGGGCACAAAGGCGAAGCGCAGGACGCGCTCGAGCTCATCAAGAAGGACCTCGCGAAGCTCGCCGGCGAACCGCTGCAGAAGCCGCTGAAGTCGGGCAAGCCGCGCAAGCCCTACGAGCCCAAGTACGTCCAGCGCGAGCACGTCCCCGAAGAGGTGTTGCAGAAGCTCCGTGCTGGACGCGCGAAGACGATCCAGTACGCATACCGCTTCATGAATCCGACCGTGCGCGTTCGGTACAACGCGCGCGACGCGGCTTCGACGGATCTGCTCGACGCCCAGTACACCCCGCGACTGATGGCGAAGAAGAACCTCGTGAACGTCTGGGAGAAGGTGACGCTCCCTGCGATGCAGGCGCTCGTTCGGATCGAGCGCGAAGGCGTGCACGTGGACCGCATCGCGCTCGATATGTTCGAGCAGTACCTGGACTCCAAGATCCAGCCGCTCGAAGCACAACTCAAGGTGTACGGCGACATCAACTACGACTCACCGAAGCAGCTCAGCGAGCTGCTCTTCGGCAAGCTGCGCCTGCCCCGCATCGACGGCAACAGCACGGACGCGGAGGTGCTGCATGAGCTCGAAGGGCAGCATCCGATCATCGCCTCGCTGCTCGAGTACCGACACCTGGTGAAGGTGCAGAGCACGAACGGGCGCGGAGCGCGTGCGTACATCCGCGACGACGGCCGCATCCACACGACGTTCCTCCTCGACGGTGCAGGGTGCCTTCCAGCAGGCGAACTCGTGCTCACAAATCGCGGGTACATCCCAGCCGAGAAGGTGCGTGTTGGCGATCAGGTCATTGCGCACACAGGCGTGCCACGGCTTGTGATTGCGACGTGTGTGAACGCGCCAAGCGAGATCTACCGCGTAACACTCAGCAACGGGCTCGAGCTGCGCACGACGGCAGACCACAAGTACCTGCGCCCTGATGGTGAGTGGAAGCGCGCCGACGCACTCGTGAAGGGTGAGCTCGTTCTCGCGCATTCACTTCCCGAGCAGTGGCGCCATGTGAAGGGCTGGACCGCATTCGAGGTATCGTCCTGGGGGCGCGTGCGGAACAAGCGCACGGGGAACGTTCTCGCTCTCCAGCCGAAGGGGAGATGGGGGCACTTGAAGGTGTGCCTGCACCGAAACGGTGCGCAGACGCGCGGTACTGGTGATCGGAAGGACTTTGGTGTCCATCGTCTCGTGGCCGGCGCGTTTTGCATCGGGAAGAAGCAGGTGCACGTTCGTCACATGAACGGCATTGCGTGGGATAACACTGCCGGGAACCTGAAGTACGGCACGAGTTCCGAGAACCACCGAGACGCATCGCGGCACGGCACGCTCTCGAAGCGCCGAATGCGACACCCGCAACTGAAGCTCTCGGAGGAGATCGTTGCTGAGATTCGCGCGACGTCGCGCCCTACCGCTGGTGGCGGTGGCCGCTGGTCCAAGATAGGTGTGTCGGACAGCAAGCTCGCTCAGAAGTATGGCGTTGCCCGTGAAACGATCCGTGACATCCGCAGCGGGAAGCGCTGGCAGTCGGAAGAGCACATCGTCGGTGCGCGTGCAGACTTCTTCGAAGTCAGTGTCGTCAGCGTCCAACGTGAAGCGGCGGAGCCCACCTACGGCGCGACTGTCGACATCGACCACAGTCACGTGACCGGCGGGGTCGTCACCCATAACACCGGCCGCATGTCGTCGAAGAACCCGAACCTGCAGAACATCCCCTCGCCGGACCGCGATCCGGTGCTCGGGAAGATGAGCCGCGACATCTTCATCGCACCGCCCGGCTACATGCTGGTCGAAGCGGACTACTCGCAGCTCGAACTTCGCATCGCTGCGATGCTCTCGCAGGACCCGGTGATGATCGAGATGTTCCTCTCCGGGCACGACTTCCACGAACGCACTGCGCAGCTCGTCGCGCCGGTCGCGTGGAACGTGACGGACTGGGACGCCCTCACACCGGAGCTCAAGAAGCAGTATCGACGCGCTGCGAAGTCGATGAACTTCCAGGTCAACTACGACCTGGAGCCTGCGTTCAAGCTCGGCAAGACGCTCGGCATCCCGACGCGCGATGCGGAGAAGTTCGTCGCGCTCGTCTTCGGCAAGTTCCGCAAGCTGAAGCAGACGATCGACAACACCGTCGCCGCAGCACGCAAGCACGGCGGCGTGTTCGTCTACCTCGACGGACAGCCTGCGAACTGGCGTCCGCTTCCGATGATCGGTGAGAGCGGCGCGGACGAATCGCGCGGGCGTCTGCGCAACGCGAGCAACGCGGCGTGGAACTGCCTAGACGACGAAACCGAGGCGCTGACTCGTCGTGGGTGGGTGCGGGGGTTCGAGCTTACAATGCAGGACGAGCTACTTACGAAGAACCCAGCGACAGGGGTGTTGGAGTGGCAGCTACCGACGGATCTCAAGTTGTGGCCTGACTATGTGGGCGACTTGTACGAGTTTCGATCCGCATCGTTTCACGCAGTGACGACACCGGATCACCGCTGGCTCACATTCAACAAGTCCCTACGCGCCAACGTTGTGCGCACGTCGGCAACTATTTCAAAGCACGGCGACGACCGTATCCACCGCACAGGTCTGTGGTCGAACACGGCTACATATGGGAATGACTTTGTTGAGTTGGCCGGATGGTTCCTCACCGATGGGTACATCAAACAAACTCGGCGCGTGACAGGGCGTAAGGGCTTACGTGGCCCACAACCGAAGCCAGGTCGCGCTGTCGGTTTGTGCCAGAGCGCACGTGCGAATCCGCAGAAGGTCGCGCGCATCGACGCGCTGCTACAACGTGAACGCCCAATCGCAACGCGCCGCGTCGTTCAACGCGATCAGCTCGTGCACTGGGATTGGCGTGAGCAGGACCTTGTGCGCTTGTTTCCAACACGAGAACTCACGCACGAGTTCGTCGCGTCATTGGACGGTGCGCAGGCCCAGTTGCTCCTTGACACAATGATAGACGGTGATGGCAGCCGTAGCGGCGGCAAGCTTGTGTTTATAACGCGGTCGGAAGCGACTGCGGACGCCTTTCAAGCGTTGTGTGTTGCTGCTGGTAAGGCGTCCTCACTCAAGTGGCGCGACATGTCGAAGTACAAGCCGAAGTCGCGCCACCTACGCAATGTGCCGCGCATGACAGGCGTGTGGGCGGTCACCGTGCTCAAGCGCGACAAGGCACAGGTGATGTGGCATCACTGGCGCTCGTACCGTGCAAAGGCATCAGTGTGGTGTCCGATTGTGCCAAACACGTTCTTCGTGGTGCGCCGTTCAGGCCACGTGTTCATCACCGGGAACACCCCCGTGCAGGGCACTGCGGCGCACTACGCAACGCGCTCGCTCGACCCGATCCAGCAGCGCTTCGACGACGAAGGACTGGACGCGACAGTGGTGCTGACGGTGCACGACTCCATCATGGCCAAGGTTCGCGACGATCAGGTCGCCGAGTCCATCGCGATCATGGGACAGGTAATGTCCGGCTGGTACTCAGGCGGCGTACCGCTGAAGGTCGACTTCAAGTACGGTCGTTCCTGGGGCTCGATGATCGAAGTGAAGGACTGAGCAGAATTCAACTCCAACCGCACAACCTACTCACACGAGGATGAACATGGACACCAACGACATCGAACCCGACGAGTACAGCACCCGCGCAACGCACATCGACCCGACGAACCTGCACGAGGAGTTCGTGCGGCTCTCGGCCGATCTCGCGCACTGGAACGCGAAGTACGCCCTCGCGCACGAGAACTACCTCGAAGCGGACCTCGAACTCGATCGCACCGAAGCGGCGCTCCACATCGAGTGGCGCGAGCGCCTCGCCGACGAGGGCAGCAAGGTCACCGAGGGTGCGGTGAAGGAGCGCGTGCAGACCGACCAGAAGTACATCGCAGCACGCATCGCGAAGATCGACGCAGAGGTCGAGCGCCTGAAGTCGCGCGGCGTCGTCGACTCCATCATCGCGAAGAAGGACATGCTGATCTCGCTCGGCGCCACCGTCCGCAAGGAGATGGACGGTAACCCGCGTCTCCGCAACGAGATGCGCGACGCACACATTCACGGCTGATCCGAACCAACACGAAAGAGAAGAAGTACCCAGATGGCAAAGCAACCGACCAAGAACACCAACACCAGCCTCGCACTGTACGAAGACTTCGATCTCGACGCGCTCCAGCAGGATCGCGAGGACTCGAAGAAGTCGAGCAAGTCGAAGAACCTCGGCGCGCTCCCGCAGGGCAAGACTGTGCTGCGCATGGGACCGCCGCGCCCCGGCACGAAGACGCCCTGGCGTCCCGTGTGGATGCACTACGTCGACGTCCCCGGGCTGGACAACTCCGTCGCGTTCGTCTGCCCGCGCATGGAAGCGAAGCTCCCCTGCCGTGTGTGCACGAAGGCGAAGCAGATGCAGGCGTCGAACAACCCCGTCGATCAGAAGCGCGGCGAGAACCTGCTCCCGCAGCGTCAGCTCTTCGCCAACGTGTTCCAGCGCGCTGCGCCGGAGGAGGGTTGGAAGGTCTGGAAGTTCGGCACGATGATCCACAAGAAGCTCATCGAGATTCGTGACCCGGACGAGGGCCTCGGCCTCAACTTCACGCACCCCGTGAACGGCTACGACCTCATCATCATCCGCACGGGCGAGAAGAAGAACACGCGCTACAGCGTGGCCGTGGACCCGAAGGGACCGAGTCCGCTGCTCCCCGACAACGCGGAGATGACCGAGCTGCTCCAGCAGATGCACAACCTCGAATCGCTCGCCGCTGTCCCGAGCGACCACGACATCCAGGAGATGCTCGCAGGGCGTCGCCCACAGCCGAAGCCGCAGACGGGCGGCGGTGAGTACGACGTGGGCGAAGGTGCCGCCGGCAAGGTGTACGACAGCACTGCGGACGTGGACGACGACGACCTGTAGATGTAAGGTCTCAGTGTCCCGGCCGTCGCGATGCGAGCGTTGCTGCTCCCTTGCACGCACGGTCACCTGCGCGGCTCCCCCAGGCGTGGACAACCCCGGAGACTCACCCTCTCCGGGGCTGGGGGTTTATGGGCGCGAACGGTGTACTGCCTCTCTCGACTGCCGCCGCCCGCGGCTACGTCGGCAACCGAGATGCAGGGCGATGGTTCAACTCCATCGGCGTCCACTATGCGTACGCTTCGACAGTTCCTGAAGTATGGCGCGCTCTCGTTCAACGAAGCGCGCGAGATCCTCGGTGTGAGCGGATGCGCGATGCCTGCTCCGCTGTTCGTGCAGAAGCGCCACCCGCGCACGCGCGAAGCTCGCGTGCACATGAACGACGTCGGAGCCATCGCACGCTGGCTTCGGCACAAAGGTGTTCCCGGACGTGCCGAACAGTTGGAGCGGGAGCACGCGCTTCTGCTTCTGGAGAAGATGTGATGTCGAACAAGACCGTGCTCGATCAGACCGTGAAGCTCTTGCAGAAGAAGTTCGGGACCACGAGTGCACTGCGGCTCGGCAGCGGACGCGAGGCAGCGGCACAGGTGAAGGAGGTCATCCCGACCGGCGTCGAGATCATCGACCATTACAGCATCGGGATCGGCGGGCTCCCTGTCGGCCGCATGAGTGAGCTGAGCGGTGAGGAGGGCGCAGGCAAGACAGCGCTCTCGTGGCAGTGCATCGCGTCCGCGCAGCAACACGGAGCGACGTGCGTCGTCGTCGATGTCGAGTACAGCTTCGACGAAGACCGCGCGAAGGTGTACGGCGTCGACATCGACAACCTCATCATCGTGCAGCCCGAGACGATGGAGATGGCGCTCGAGCAGTCGAAGCTCCTGCTCACGTCGCACAATGCGAAGCGCGGCCCCCTGCTGCTCGTGTGGGACACGATCGCAGCGATGACGCCGAAGGTGGAGCTCGGCAAGGAGGCAGGCGACCGTGCACCCGCGTTGCAGAGCATGCTGATGAGCGCGGAGCTGAAGAAGCTCATCCCGCTGCTCGCGAAGCACCGTGCACATCTGCTCGCGCTGAATCAGGTGCGCGCGAACTTCGGTGTGATGTTCGGCCCCAACACGATCACGCCCGGCGGCAAGGCGGTGAAGTTCTACGCCTCGCTCCGGTTGCAGCTCTTCGGCGGCAAGGCCATCAAGAACAAGGCTGACGAGCACACCGGCAAGATCGTCACGCTCGTCACTGCGAAGACGCGCTTCTCTCCGCCGTTCCGCAAAGCCCGCATCCGTCTCGACTACGACACGGGATGGAACAACGAGTGGAGCACGCTGGAGCACGCGAAGAAGGTCGGCAAGGCAGGACGCGGAGCGAAGGGCGACAAGGCTCACCAGGCTGCGCTCGTCTCACTCGGCTGGGGCGGCGTTGTGTCGAGCGCGGAGGCAAAGGCCAGTGGGGAAGAAGAATAGGTCGCACGCGCGGCGTGACCGTCGTCGCAAGAAGCTGAAGGTGGCGCGCGGGCGAATCGAAACAGTCGTGCACAAACTCATGTTCGCGAGCACGGTCGACGGTGCACTCGGGCGGCGCACGGCTTCCGACGATGACGTCCGTGGCCTGCGTGCTCACGGCATGCAGTTGCAGAAGCAGGGCAAGACGTACCGTGAGATCGAGGATGCTCTCACGACGTTGAGGATGCTGGAGAAGGAGCAGTGACATGGCGAAGATCGCATTCGTAGCGGACGTGCACATCGCGAACCACCGGAAGCACGGCGGCGCGATGCACGTCGGATTGAACCACCGATGCCGCGCAATCCTGGACACGTTGGGCTCTGCGCTCAGCGCCGCAGAGGACGCGAACTGCGACGGCTTCGTGGTGTGCGGCGACCTGTTCGACAACGTGCGCCCGGAGCCGCAGGTGATCTCCAAGACGATGGACGTGCTGCGCGGGCGCGAGCTGAACATCGCGATCATCCGCGGCAACCACGACACCGTGTCGATGAGCGAGGACGATGACGCGCTCGGCCCCATCGACCGCATGGACGCGGACGTCGGCGCGTTCGACGGTCCTGCGATCATCAGCGCAGGCGCAGAGGTGTCGATCCTGCTGATGCCGTACCGCACAGGGGACGCGCGCGAGTGGCTCCCGACCGAGCTGGAGGCGATCGCAGGGAAGCCCAACGTGCTCGTGCTCCACATGGGCATCGCGGACGCCGGCACCCCTGCGTGGATGCTCGGTGCGCACGACAGCATCGAGGCTGACACGCTCTTCGACCTGATGGACAAGCACGACATCAAGTGGGCGGTCGCCGGCAACTGGCACGATCACAAGAGCTGGGAGCGCAACGGTCGCACGATCATCCAGTGCGGTGCGCTCGTGCCGACGGGCTACGACAACCCTGGGCTCGAAGGGTACGGATCGCTCATCCTCGTCGACACCGAAGCGAACACATGGGAGCGCGTCGAGATCCCCGGCCCGCGCTTCGTGATGGCGACCGGCCCCGGCGGCGACCAGTACATCCGCAAGTGTGCCGAGCAGTGTATTCCGACGCTCCTGTACGCACGCTGGAAGGTGGGGCCGTCGCTCGTCGGATCGGCGACCCGCATGCTCCAGGACATGGAGGTCAACCTCGGCCTCGCAGGAGTCGATCCCGCGCTCGACGACAAGGCAGCGGACGAAGCAGCGCGTGCGCAGATCCAGACCGTCGTCGCGAGCACAGGTGGATGGGAGGGCGCGGTGCGTGCGTACGTCGGCTCGATGGAGCTGGACGCCAGCGTCGATCGCACGAACGTCCTCACCCGCACCCTCGCATACCTCCAGAAGTAGGAGCCGACCATGGATAGGGATGAGCAGCGCGCGGTGATCTTCACCACGGTCCCGCGACGCATCGCGAAGTTCTGCAAACCGGGTACGGGCGGCGATCGCGACCCTGATCACCTGTACCGCACCACGCCCCGCGAGACCGTCTACGAGTGGGTGAACACGTTGCACGCGAACACCGAAGTGGAGGCGAAGATCAGCGTCGCACGCCGTGACCGCAAGCGGCGCGGACAGCTCTTCTCGTTCCACGAGCAGGAGTTCATCCGCAACGTGAAGAAGCAGGCGGACCTGTCGAGCCACGCACGCCCGCTCACCGGGAAGCAACTCGTGATGGTGCGCGTGCTGCTCGACCTGCTGGCCGAGGACACCGTCGTCTCGCTGGAGACGGAGTGATGGACACGTCACCCACGACCGACTGCCCTGCGTGCGACGGCACAGGGATGAACAACGCTGCGTCGCGCTCGATGCAGACACCGCTCTACATCCCGCCGCTCGTCTCGCTCCGTGATCCTGGATCGGTCGCTTCGTTCGTGAACCGGCGCATCACCGCTGCCGTGTGCCTGCGCTGCAACGGCACCGGGCTCTGGACGACGCTGGACTCGATCGCCGAGTGGCTCGAGTACCTCGCAATGGACCGGCCGTGGCTCGCAGAGAACTGGGTGCACCACGCCGACATCGACACGATGCTCGAGAACATCCACGACCTGATCGACCACCGGCCGGCGGTGAGCCTTCACTCGGAGCAGGTGAAGAGCATCTACAACGCATTCCTCAATCTCAGATTCGACGCAGAGCGGCGTCTTGCGAACAGCGGCAGCGAGGTGAACCAATGATCGTGAAGAGCATCGGGATGAGCGGTTTCATGTCCTACGGGCCAGCGGGGGAGATCATCACGCTCCCCGATCGCGGCGTCGTGCTCGTGCAGGGGCACAACGGCAGCGGCAAGAGTTCGCTGATCGAAGCCGTGTCCGTGGGGCTGTGGGGCAAGACGTTGCGCGGCACCCAGCCCTGGCGCGAGGGTGAAGAGGGCGTCGTGTCGATCGTCACGGACAACGACCTGCGCGTCACTCGCACCCGCAGCGTGAAAGGGAAGACCTCGCTCGGCTGGTCGCACGCGAACGACACGACGAAGTTCGACACCGCGACCAAGGCGCAGGACGCGCTGGAGCACGTGATCGGCACGCACGATGTGTGGCGTCGCACCAGCGTGTTCAGCTCGCAGGACGCATCGCACTTCACACTCGCGACCGACGGCGATCGGAAGCGGCTGCTGGAGACGCTGCTCGGCCTGGACCGTTTCGACGAAGCGCTGGATCGCTGCCGCAGGGAGCTCCGCACCGCAGAGCGCACGAAGGCGAGCGCAGAGACGGCGATGCAGGTGCAGCAGGCGCGCACGGAAGGGGAAGCGAAGCGGCGCGAGGATGCCGAGCGCGCACTCGCAGAGCTCGGCGCAGTCCCGGACGTCGCAGCGATGGACGCGAAGCTCATCGAGCTGCGCGAGACGGTCGATGCGATCACGAAGGACATCAACGCCTGCCGCGCACGCAAGACCGTTGCGGAGCGCGCGCTGCTCAACCTCGATCGCGACATGAAGGAGGTGGAGCGCGAGCTGAAGCGCCTGGAGTCCGGCCACTGCCCCACATGCAACACGCCGTGGGCACCGGAGCTCATCGCCGCCGCGCAGGCCAAGCACGACGCGATGCTCGAAGCGCATACGGTACAGCGTGTGCAGTGGCAGAAGGATCTCGCAGACCTGACCGCTGAGGAGGTCGAGCTCAGCGAGGATCGCGACGCGGCGTCGAAGCGGCAGTTCCAAATCGCATCCGAGCGCGTGACTGCTGTCGGGGTCGCGAAGGAGCACGCGCGCCTCTCCGAGCAGTTGAACACGGTCGCGACGGGTGCAGCGGAAGCCGAAGCGAAGCTCGCCGAGCTCACCGCACAGGCGCAGGAAGCGAAGCGCATCGCCGACGAGTTGCTCGCGTGCGAGCGCGTGCTGTCCCTCACGGGCGTGCGGTCGAAGCTCCTCACCGACGCGCTCTCCGGCGTCGAGCAGATCGCGAACGTGTGGCTCGGTCGCATCGCAGGCTGGGGGCTGCGGTTGGAGCTCAAGCCGTACGGTGAGAAGGCGAACGGTGGTGTGAAGGACGCGATCTCGCTCGAAGTGCACGGTGCAGGCGGCGGCTTCGGCTACAAGGGTGCGAGTGCAGGCGAGCGCCGTCGCATCGACGTGGCCCTGCTGCTCGCACTCGCAGAGGTCGCGAACGCTTCGCACGGCACGGTCGCCAGCACACTGTTCTTCGACGAGGTGTTCGACGCACTCGACGCCGACGGAGTGGAAGCCGTGTGCCGGGTGATCGAGGAGCTCGCCATCGAACGCCCCATCGTGCTCATCACCCACTCACCGCTGCTCGAACAGTCCCTCGAACCGACCTGCGTCGTGCAGCGCGTGCGGGTCAGCGCGGGGGCGTTGCAGCACGTGTCCCGCAGCGCTGAGGGGGAGGGGAGCGAGGGCTACGCCGTGCAGGCGTGGGGGTAGCACCCCTGCAGGGGTCTAAACGGGGCGGCAGGGGGCGGTAATCGCCCCCGTAGCAC